AAAGAGGTAATACCACTAAATCCGCGAATACAACCAGTAAAACTATTAGTAGTAATTCCAGTGTAAGTAATGATTTCGTCATTAATTTTCAAAAGACCATAATTTTCGGGAAATCCACTAGTATTTTCAACAGAAATTGTTGTAGAAGTAACACCAATGTTAGAAGAAAGAGATGTAAATCCTACAACGCGACCACATTCATTTAATTTTATATAAGAGTCAATATTATGAACCAAATCGATTGGACCACCCTGATATTCTTGTCCTTTATAATATTGAGATAAAAACTCACCAATAAGAGGAAATTCCTCTCTAACATAAGATGGTAATTGATTCTTTACGATTTGATTAAACTGTACTCTTTTTTCCGTCATCTTTTTATTTTAAACAATTTATTAAATGAAAGGTATCAATAAGCATTGTTACTAACATCACGATAACTACTGCTAGTTGTATAGGTAGAACCAGCGGTATCTGATCCCGAACTAATTTCATCAACAATCATTTCCACATTACTAATATCTAGTTGCAAATACAAATCCTGTAAACCAATCACATCATTTGAATGTGGGATAGCAAAAATTTCTAAAATTTGTTGCCCAAATTTCGATTTTCCAGATATGATATTAATTGGGTTTATTGTAATTCTTCCTTTTTTGTAATCAATTTTTCCAATATTTTTTCTTCTTATAACTGGTTCCGTTGATCCAGATACAGATAAAGAATATAAAGTAATTACTCCAGTTTTTCTGTCCAAGTTTGGAATATCACCAAGATAAACATCCTCGATTATATCTAAAACTTTAAATGCACTTGACTTAATATTGAATCCGTTCATAGATGTAATATGAAACTCATTACCAAAATCAATTGCATACTCTGCGAATGATCCTATTGCCAGTCCCAAATCTCTTCTCATTCGTAAGGTTGTAATATTAGAGGTCACTGCAGGGTGACTTTGATCAATTATTCCCAAAAATTTACTATATTTAAATCTGGCACCATACCTATTTAATTCTGTTGATTCTTTGTATTTTGTAATTGTAGATTGGATGAGAGATGAAACATATGGCACGTTTGGAGCCAAATTGCTATTATAATAAACTTTACTATCAGTTTCAATATACAAATATTTTAAATCTAAAATTTCTGCAATAATTCCAGCAACAGCATATTTTTTAAGATCTCTTTTTATATTTTGTTTAATTGAGTTTGGAACAAAATCACCATTTCGTGGTTTTATACTAATAAAAACTTTTCCATATTGCGGAGGAACTAAATCTTCTCCCCCAAAAACACTAATTGATTCAGCTTCTGGATAAATTTTATTTGGAATTAAAGTTTGATAATCTAGTGATGTAAGAACTCTGTTTTGCGTTGAATATTGAAATGGTGAGAACTTTTTAATAGAATCAACACTTTCAATTGCCTCTCCTCCACTTGCAGGTCCAAATGTGGTTATAAGAGAAATTCCAGATGTTACAGTATATTCAATTGAATTACGCACATATTTTAAATTGCCACTAAATGTAAAATTATTCAACCCATTTGCAGAATCGCCTGAAGTTGTAATATATGAAACTTCAACTACATTTCCATCAGATAATTTTTTACCAAAAATACCATCACCAAAAACTAATTCATATTTTTCATCTTGTATTTCTTGAATAAAATAAACAGTGGATGACCCTACAATAGTCGATCCACCATCTTCTGTGAATAAATTATCCTGTCTAGTATATTTTACCGAGGCAGAGGAAGTGATAGATTCTTTAACCGAAACTTTAAGAGTGTCTAAATCAATACCAATATTATCTAAAATAAATCTTTGTTGAAGATTACGATCAGACTTTGTAAAAGTTTGATTAACCATGGTTCCCTCATAGACAATTAATTCATCAAATGAAGCAATACCATCAATAACAGGAACAGTTACATCTTCTGTAATACCAAAAACAAAAGACTCTCCCCCAAATTGATTACCCGAAGATATAATAGGACCTTTTTTTAATATCAAAGACGATGGTGTGGGAGATATTTCAGTCGTATCTACGAAAAAATTAATTGTGGAGCGAGATGATTTTTTTGATCTTGGTAAATAACCAATATTTTTTGCTAGTGCAACAACATTTTCCCTCAGTGTTGCACTATCCAAAAACACCTCATTTGCTACCATGTTAGCATTATAAGAGGTAATATATGTATTATACGCTAAAACATCTAAAATTGTAGATAAGTTTGACCCCTCAAAGTCATAATCCGTAAAGTTAGAATTTGACTTTAGATAATCTCTAAGAGTTGTTTTAATCTGGTCAAAATCGAGACCAGTAAAGTTTTGAAGTGACATTTATCGTGATGGTAGCAAAACAAATTCTAACTGTTGAGCGGGCACATCGATGCCAATAATGTTATAAACAACAGTAATGTTAAATTCATTATTATCATATTCTGGAACAACAATCACATCAATCAGTTGTACTCTTGGTTCAAAGTTACGGATTGAATTTTCAATTTCATCACGAATAGAAAGAGCTGTAAGATCATCTAAGGTATCAAACAGCAATCTAGACACGTTTGATCCAAAATCTGGATTAAAAAATTTTTCCCCAGGAGAGGTTAAGACAATATTACGAATAGAGCGAGAAATTGCAGTTTGATTTTTAAGTGCGATTAAATCATTATTCAGGGGATTTGCCTGAAATGACATACTAACATCTTTAAAAGCTTGACTAACTCGCTCTAGAGGCATTCTAAATTAAAAATTTATAAATTATATCTTATTTATCAGTGATTCTGAACTAAAATTCACTCAATGGTATTGGTTCAGTTCCATATTCCCAGTCATCATAGTCTTCGTCATTGCGAATTTTAGAATGTAACTCTTTTTGAAGTGAAAAATCATGTTTTTTAGGAGTTTGATTGTCATTTGCAATCTCTCTCAGCATTTTTTTCTCGTTGTTCTCCATTTTTTGCTCCTGATTCGTTAAAATCAGAACTTTTTACGGGGTTGCTATCCCGTTCTTGTGCTGTTTTCCAAAAATATTCATCTTCATTGCCCATCGCAAGTCGCTCATAACTGTTTTCGACCTGATAATATCGTGTTGAAACCTTAAAATCTGGTGTTTTTGGTTCTTTTGGAGTTAAACTGTTGTCATAGATGCGTATTCGGTTGTTAGGGTAGAGTGCAAACTGTCCATTTTGTAGTTCAATTAGATTATGTGACTTATGTTCAGCTGGATTTTCACTTGTTGCATAGTCAATTACATCTGGATCTTGATGATAATTGTCTAAAGTGCAGACATACGTGCCTTTTTGAGGTCCAAAGTCGCGTGTATAGCACTCATAATCCATGGATCCAATAAATTGTTTCTGCACCACAACAACTCCATAGTCCATACAATTCCAAAATTGGAGATTTGGTAAATCTAAGTCAGGATCTGGAGTTTCTGGACAAGATAAAAAAGCACTAATTGGCAACTTATCATACATTGCAGCATATTCTGGTAAATAGGTCTCAAAATAAAAAGCACGTCCAGGTATTGACTTAGCCGATACCCAAACGCCTTTTACAAATTCACCCCAACCACTTTGATGATCTGTTAGATACTCTTTACGAACCCAGACTTCTTGAGAGGGTAAATTAGCAACTAAGCAAGCCATATATTTTCTTTTATTGTTTTAACTATTTACCCTGTCCGCGATACTTTTTTTTACGTCCATTACGAGAGGTTGCTGAAAGAAGAGTTCGAGGAGAGCGACCTTGGCGAGTTTTCTTTGGCGCTCCAGGTTCAAAAACAACTTTATTACTTCCACCTTTAGCCATTTAACATACCTCCATCAAATAATACGAGTTTTCTCATGCCCCACACGAATACGAGGGTCACACCAGATTTCAAATCCTGCATCTTTTGCATCTAAGCAGAATGAGACATCTTCACCACACATGTCTTGAACACTACCAGACTCAAAGACTTGCATCTTTGGAGCAAACCAAGGATACTCAAGATTTTCAAAAACACCTTTTTTAATCAATACCCAACCAAAACCCGTGTAGTCAACAGTAAATGGTTTCTTACGTTTTGACATCGTTTCAACAGTTTCATGATTCATCACTCCACCATTCTTACGGAAATCATCTTCCTCTAACCAGTGTGCGACAGAAGTTGTGTGACCATCCTCAGTTGCATACCAACCAGCAGTGATTTCTCTCTCTACACCGTCTTCGCTTAATGCAAGATCGCAGAGTTGCCAAAACTTTGAAGTATCAAATACAATGTCATTATCAATCCAAAGTTGATAATCATATTCTAATTTACCATCCCAAGGTATTTGTTTAG